GGGAGGTGTTGGTGTTGCCGGAGCTGCTTCTATAGCGGCTGTTGCTGACGGTGCTGTCGGTCCATTAAGGTGAATATCAGACGAGCCTGTAATTAATACATTTGCTCCAGTTGATTTTATACCCATTACTTGTCCGCTTGTAATTTTTGTTGCTAGTGCAGAAAGCGATGAAATTTCTCCGTCGGCAGATGTTTTAATGTTGGCTAATGATTTAATATTCATATTACCATCTGATGATATGTTTAGTCCTGGACATGCATCAATATTCAAAGTTCCTCGTGATCCTAAAAATAAATCACTACTACTTTGTAGCGCCATTTGGCTCTGTGATAAAATAGATGTGTCGCCTACACTAAACAAAGATACATCTGTTTGTGCATTAGCATTAAAACTAGTACCTGCATTAATTGCAGTAAGTGTTCCCGATTTAATTCCTCGTTCTGCTCCTGTACTTTCTAAATGATTTCGTCCTACTACTGTGTTAATATCTCTAATGGCTGTAAAATTAATATCTCGATCTGCTGTAAAATTTAAATCTGTAGAACTTCTTATACTAATACTGTCTTTGGCATAGATATCAATTTTACCGTTGGCTGATAATTCTATCCAAGTATCGCCACTACCGTGAGAAATATAAATTAAATCTTCAGTGTTATGTAATAATATTTGGTGCCCTGTTCTTGTTCTTAATCTTGTAAGTTCATTTGCAGGTAATGTTTTGTCACCTGTTGTTTCGTTTGCTCTTACATTAGCATACTCCATAGGTGTGTCTTTAGCAGGACCTTTACGCAACAATGTTTCGTCGCCGTCGTCCATTACAAAACTAGAACCGCCTAGTCTATTTGCAGGAACAGAGACTTTTGATTCAGCAGTACCGTATTTTACTCTCGGAGCACCTTGTCGTTTATCAACAGGTCCAGGAGTGCTCCATCCATAAACATTTGATATTGCATTTCGTCTAGCACTAGTTGTTGTGAGTCCTCTAGTTTCGTCTTTGTCTAGACCTTGTTTATACATTCTATTTGCATAGTCTACATTAATAGGCTTATTAAATGCAGTTGGATGATCACCTTGTGTTTCTAATAGCTTATTAAATTCACCAACTGGCTGCTTCGAACCATCTTTGTTGTATGCCGAAGCTGCTCGACCGTCAGGTACCATAAAGTTCATATGCCTATCTTGAATACACCCGATCCAAAATCCTCTGTCTCTACGACCTTCTGCAAATATTACTAGAACACGAGATCCTACATCGGGCGGTACTGACCAAAAGCCATAGCTTTTTTGTGTGCCATTGTATTGATCAACTTTACCATTAGCTTGTAATGGTGTTACTCCGTAAAACGGACTAAGATAATTTACAACAATAAGTTGTCCTGTTTTTTCAGGCGTATTACCTGAACTGGAAACTTTTAATAATTCTACTTCTAGTGCGCCGCCGTAGTACGGATCAAGATGACTAACAATAATAGCTTCATAGGGACCTATATCTGCTGCACCCGATGCACCTTTAGAGAATATGTCAGATTCTGATCTTTTATTAGTTCTTCTATCTCTCATTTATTTTCCTAAATTATGGTCCAATTTGGTCGTCGTTGAATACATTTTTAACTTGGTCCTTAACACTACTTAATGCGCCTTTTGCTTGTGCTTCTGCGTTTTTGACTGCATTTTCAGCTTGACTCAGTGCGCCTTTTACTTGTGCTTCTGCTTTTTTGACTGCATTGTCAGCTTGACCTAAAACATCTTTTACTGTACTTTCTAGCTTATCTCGGCCGCCGGCTAGTGCTGCTTCTGGATTAACGCTAGTATTGCCAGTGGCTGCCATTTCTGCTACTTTTGCTTTACTACCTGAGCCTCGTCCAGCTTCGTCTAATTCTGATGGTGCAGGATTTTGTGTTTTTAGTGCGCTGTTGCCTGTATATGTATTTTCTTGATTTTTTCTTCTAATGCAGTCTAGTTCTTGAGTAAATTTTCCGCCGCGCCAACTGTTGTTTACTTGTAATACTTTATAAACTCCGCTAAATGCTTCAACTAATGTAGTATCTTCAGGAAAATCCATTAATCCAGTTTCGTCATTGTAATCAGTAGGTGTTCTAAAATTAACTACAATATCAACCTCACTGCGTTGATAGTCCATTTGTCCATCTTGCGTAACATTTAGCGTTCCTGGTCTAGAATTATAATTTCCCATACCGCTGTCAGCAAGATAATAAGGATCTCCCATAATTGTAAAGTTTATTGATAATAGATCAGCTTCACTATTAATTATAGAATCATGAAATGTTCTTGCAACTCGAGTTGCTACACTTTCGTCACCGCCGCCGCCGCCGGCGGTATGACCTGTGCTGTGATTTCCTGTGGTCCTAGTTTGACCAGTAGCGCCCGAGGCACCAGCATTAGATGACGGCTGCGACTGTCCTTCTCCTTGTAGGCCCGTGCCATTTGATCCTCTAGTAACACTACCTGCTGAATTAGCGTCACCGTCTGCACTAACTCCTGCAAAGAATTGATTGTTTAGTTCAATTTCAAAGTCTAAAATATCATTGTTAAGCCCAGTGTATATGTAATCATACTGTTTTGCAGCATTAGCCTTTAGTTGTGCAATAGATGGTGGTGTAGAAGTAGGTCCCGAGATACTAGCCATATGCACTTTATAAGGTTGTACTTTATAAACATAAACTTTAGGCACTTTACCACTTCTAATTTGTTCAGCATCGTCAGAAATAGGATATACTTCTGTTTCTATTTTAAACCAATCAACCATTCCGTTTTCGTCTGGTTTAGGTTCTGAAAATTGTCTACCGTAATCACTAACTAAAATAAGTTCTTCGATTATATCTTGAATTTTGCTGTCTTTAGCAAACATATAACTTCTTCGGTCTGCACTAACTCCCATAACATCATTAACCCAAATGTCGTTATCAGGATTTCTCGGTTGCTGTGCTTCGTTAAACGGATGTACGCCGCCGGCGCTTATTGACGGGGGAATTAATTTAGACTTTCCTATCTTGTTGCTTTGTCCGTTCAACGACTCTCTTAGTTTACTAACTAAACTAGCTTGTGTACTGTTAAAACTGTTTACACTGTTTTGAATTGTATCTCGTTGTGCGTCACTAAATCTACTGTTAGATCCGCCAAATGTATTTAGGCCTATTCCTAAATCGCCTAGAGACACAAAGTCTTTAAGTGTATTTTCGTTTGAACTATTAGTAAGATCGAATATTGTACTTCCTACACTATCGGCACTGCCTGCACTACCTTTGCTACTGCTAGGATCATTAGGAAATATAATAATCATTTCGTCTGGTCTAGCTGCTTGTCTTGTATCTAATTGTGACTTATATCGTTCGTTAATTATATTAGATAAACTAGTCGGTCCTGAATCTAATATTTCTTCTAGTGTTGCACCTTCAAGTTTAATGTCAGTGTTCATTGTTTGAATACTGTCTGTCATTGCTTGCTCGTTGTACGGAACAGCTTCAACATCATACACTGTGCCGCCACCATTTACATTCATATCCATAGCAACTAGTTTTAAAGGAAAATGCCTCTTTGCAACAGGGCTTAACATATTTCCGTCGTCATCTTGTCCAACAAATTCGACAGTTAACAACATAGGAGTTTCTAGATAATTTCTAAATTCAGCAGCAGATGCAACTTGCAAAGATTGTAAAAATAATCCCATACTATATGGCTCATGTACTTTGAAAGTTATGCTAGTTGCATTAGTTGCACGCTGTTTTGTAGTAGGGGCAATTATTGTTTCAATTTCTATATCGTCTATGAAGTATTCTAGTCTTCCTGAACCTTCATATGCTGTAAGTGCTTTTGATGCTCCGAGACCGCCGCCGCTTCTTAAAATTTGTCCAGATGCTAGATTAGTTTTTTTATAAGTTTGATCAGGAAAAGATGCAGCTCTAGTAGACAATACTCCTAGTGTAAATATAAATGTGCCATTAGCGTATTGTTCTAATTCGTTACTAATTCTAGATCCTGCAACATTTGCTCCGGATTTTCCACTTTGAGCATTTCTAGCTGCTCTGAGTATTGCATCATCGTATGTGCTACCGCCATTAATAAATGCGTCTAATGGATTTCCGAACCCGCCAAATGCACTAAGCCCTCCTTCTCCAAAAGCCTCATTAAGTTGCTGTTGTCCAAGGTTTTGAATTTCGTTAGGAAGATTTTGTAATTTTCCTGGTACTGATCCTAGTGTAGATTTTATACCACTAACTTGATTTTGAACATTTGTCAGTTTATCTTTTGCTTGTTGTACTTTATCTAGTTGAGGTATAGGAATATTTGCACCAACATTAGATAACTGTTCTCTAGGATCAAAAGAATCTAGATTTACAGATAATCCACTGCCTGATCCAAAAATTGATTTACTTAAAAATGGCATATTATATTCCTAAAATTTCTCGTAGGGTAGGTCCGTGTAGAAGGTATATTTTTGTTCCTGCTTTAAAATCAAAAATAGGATCTATTAAAATATCAGGATTTCTCTGGGCAAATGTCCACCACAGTTTATTATTTCCATAAATTGCATGTGCTGCTAGATCAGGTCGCTGATGAAAAATTGGTTCTATTTCATACAATACATCATTTGCTGTTTTAGGCACAGGTCGTACATCTAAAATACCTAAATAATTACCTGCTGCTACATTTGTATCTGCGTATGGGCTAGTTTTTGCATATGTCATTTAAATAAATCCTCCGCCACTTTTTAAGTAGTCGCCTTTAACAAAACTTTCTAAATTAAATGTTTCTACTTTTTGCCTACTGTATTGCGGAACAACTGTAATTGCAATCTGTGCTCTAATAGGAACAAACGATTTTCCGCCACCGCCAAATGTTGTTTCGATATAATCGACATCAGCAGGCAAGTCAATCATAAATGTTTGAAGTATTACAGGAACATTTGAAAAAACAAATTGCCCATAACCATTTAGATTTAGCATCGGTGGAGGATTACCTTGATTAGCTGATTCTCCGTATGCCATTTTAGTCGAACTTCTTAAAAAATGAGTAGCAGCAATCCAGTATGCTGCATCTTCTTGTGTTTGAGAAATAAACTCTCCAGTAATGGTAATTTGATCTACTTGACTGTTCTGATATGCATAAAACGGATAGTTACTATGTACCGGATGTAGTGCATCGTAGTTTGCAGTATGGTTCATAATTACTGTAGGAGTATACGGAAATACCATTCCGTTAGTATCTTGTAAAGGAGCTAGAATATCACTATACGAGCCTTGTTTTTTACTCAGTCTAACACGCCAGTCGCTATTATACCCGTCCCATGTTGCCTGAGAACTTTGAGTTGTAGTTTGTACGCCGTCCTTAGGGGCATTTGTCGGAAATTGACCAGGGGCCGTTCCAGATCCAAAGTTATTTTTTCTCTCTGCAGCGGCTTTTTGAGCTCTGTCGTATTCTTCTTTAGTAACAGGAATTCCGTTAACTGTGTATTGTGCTCCTGGCATAATCGTGTCTCCTATACTACTATTTAGTTGACAAAATTAACTGCGTATATTATAATAGTAATAAATCTACAGGAGATTCCATGAGGAAAGTAAATTATTTAAACAACAAAGATCTGCTAAAACAGATACATATATCAAAAAATTCTTTCAACAGCTTTGTTGAGCCTAGTTATAATCAATTTGATATTATTTTACCTAGTGTTGATAAAATTAATATTAGGACTATTGCAGAAGCAAAGCGCAACAAAGCAAAAAGACTAAGCACAGCTGAATACGAAAGGCGTAAGATGGCTGGCGAAAAGGTTAAACAAGCAGAATGCGAGGTTCCGTATACTTCAATTACAAAGGAAGAACTTATTTTTCGAGTAATGACTTTCGACCATATTCCAGACGAGCCTGGTCGCAAAAAGACTCCTAAAACAGTAGCAGACACAAAAACAAAATTAAACTTTCCACCTTTTGTGCATTATAAGTTCAACGACGAAGGAGAACTTATCCTAGTAGGAAAAAGTCACTGGGTAGGAGGAATGGATAACGGACACTTTTCAAAAGATCATGGCAGAGCTACAAACGAGCTAGCTAAAATGTGGATGAAGTTGTGCGATCGTTATGCTACTCGTGGCAATGTTAGAGGGTATACATACAATGACGAAATGCGTGGACAAGCAATCCTACAATTGACACAGATTGGGTTACAATTTGACGAGTCAAAAAGTCAGAATCCCTTTGCTTATTATACTGCGGCAGTTACAAATAGTTTTGTAAGAGTAATTAATATTGAAAAACGAAATCAAAATATACGAGATGATATACTCGAACAAAACGGACTAGATCCTAGCTATACAAGACTGCATAGCGGTGAGTGGGAAGCTGCCCAAAAAAGAGAAGCAGATTCTACAAAAAAGTAGTTGACAGATGTCTTAAAACTTGCTATAATAAAACATCATAATAGAGGATTCTAATTTTGTTTAAAAAAGCAGCAATTTTTACAGACATTCACTTTGGCTTAAAAGGCAATAGCAAAGTACACAACGACGACTGTGAAAGGTTTATTGATTGGTATATCGAGCAAGCAAAAGCTGCTGGGTGCGAAACTGGCATTTTTTGCGGAGATTGGCATCACAATCGTAATTCGCTAAACCTAACTACTATGGATGCAACAATCCGTTGTATGGAAAAGCTAGGTGCTGCTTTTGAGAAGTTTTACTTCTTTGATGGCAACCACGATTTGTATTATAAAGACAAGCGCGATGTTAATTCAACAGCATTTGCGCAGTATATTCCAGGCATTACATTTATTGACGAAATTTACGAGGAGGACGATGTTGCACTTGTTCCTTGGCTAGTAGGCGACGAATGGAAAAAAGTTTCAAAATTAAAATCTAAGTATATTTTTGGACACTTTGAGTTGCCTAGTTTTTATATGAATGCTATGGTACAGATGCCTGATCATGGAGAACTTAGAGCCGAACACTTTGAGAATCAAGAGTATGTATTCAGTGGACACTTCCACAAGCGTCAACAACAGGGCAAAGTGCATTACATAGGCAATGCATTTCCGCATAACTATGCAGATGCATGGGACGATGCACGTGGTATGATGATACTAGATCGCGAAAACGATAAAGAGCCCGAATACATCAATTGGGAAGACTGTCCTAAATATCGAACAACTACACTAAGCAAATTACTCGATCCTAATTCAACTATAATTAAACCTAATATGTATTTACGGGTTACTCTTGATTTGCCTATTAGTTACGAAGAAGCACAGTTTATCAAAGAAACATACATTAATAATCACGGATGCAGAGAAATAACTCTGATCACTCAATCACAAGTAGAAGAAATATCAACAGAACTTGATATTTCAAAATTTGAAAGTGTTGATGAAATTGTATCGAAAGAAATAACTGCTATCGAAAGTGATAGCTTTGATAAAAAACTATTACTAGACATTTACAGCGAGTTGCAATCATGATTAAAATTAAAGATCTAACAGTAAAAAACTTTATGAGTGTGGGCAATCAAACTCAAGCAGTTGATTTTGACAAAGAGCAACTAACACTTGTACTAGGTGAAAACTTAGACCAAGGCGGTGATGATAGTGGTTCACGAAATGGTACTGGCAAGACAACTATTATTAATGCTCTTAGCTATGCACTTTACGGAACAGCACTAACAAACATTAAACGAAATAACCTTATTAACAAAACAAATAGTAAGGGTATGTTAGTTACACTGCACTTTGAAAAAGATGGGCAGGACTATCGTATTGAACGAGGCCGTTCGCCTAATATCTTTAAATTTTACATCAACGATCAAGAACAAGAATTAGTTGATGAGTCACAAGGCGACAGTAGAAAAACACAAGAGTTTGTTAACACTCTTCTAGGCATGAGTCACGATATGTTTAAACATATTGTTGCTCTTAATACCTATACAGATCCATTCTTATCAATGCGGGCAAATGACCAGAGAGCAATTATCGAACAGTTGTTGGGTATTACAATTTTGTCAGAAAAAGCAGAACTGTTGAAAGAACAAACTCGTCAAACAAAAGAGTCTATTACTGAAGAAACACTAAAGATTAATGCTATTCAAACTGCTAACGAAAAAATTGAATCAACTATCGAAAGTTTGAAGAAGAACCAGCGTGCCTGGATTGCTAAAAAGAATGCAGATATTGATAAATTACAATCTAGCATTGTAGAATTAGAAAAACTAGATATCGAAACAGAGCTTGAAGCACACGAAAAACTAGCAAATTGGACAGAAATGAACAACGCTATTTTGGCTCTTAATAAAGAAAAAAGCACACTAGAAAGCGCACTATTGCGTGCTACTAGTTCTGTAGAAAAGGCAGAAAAAGACATCGCAAATCTTGATGATGCAACTTGTTATACTTGCGGACAAGAGCTACATGCAGATAAAAAAGCCGAAATTGAAACACGCAAATCTAAAGAATTAACAGATTCAATTGCATACCAAACAGAAGTTGCAGGTAAGCTAGAATCTGTTATGAAGGGATTAACTGACATCGGCGATATTAGTGGACGACCCAACACTTACTATGAAAATGCAAAAGATGCATATGACCATCGTAATAATGTAGATAATCTAAAGAAAATACTAGAAAATAAACAAGAAGAGTCTGATCCTTATCAAGAACAAGTTGATCAACTAAACAACAGTGCTATTCAAGAAATTGATTGGACCCCAGTTAATCAACTAACTGATCTTAAAGATCATCAGGACTTTTTACTTAAACTATTAACAAATAAAGATAGCTTTATTCGAAAGAAAATTATCGATCAAAACTTAGCATATCTAAACAACAGACTTACATACTATCTTGACAAACTAGGATTGCCGCATCAAGTGCAGTTCCAGAATGACCTATCAGTTGAAATTACTCAATTAGGACAAGATCTAGACTTTGATAATTTGAGCCGAGGTGAACGAAACAGACTTATCTTAGGTCTGAGCTTTGCATTCCGAGATGTTTGGGAAAGTCTATATCAAAATGTTAACCTATTGTTTATTGACGAACTTATTGATAGCGGCATGGACACAGCAGGTGTTGAAAATGCTCTTAGTGTTATCAAAAAAATGGGACGAGAAAGAGACAAAAATGTTTTCCTAATTTCGCATAAGGACGAACTTATCGGAAGAGTAAATCACTTAATGAAAGTAGTTAAAGAAAATGGGTTTACATCTTATGAGAATGATGTAGAAATTGTAGAATGAGCGACACACACGACAAATTAGTTGAAGCATATTTAAACTATTTTAAAGCAAACGAAAAGTTTGAACAAAGAAATAGTGTGCGTACACACAAAGAAAGTAGAAGATGGCTAAGACAAATTAGAATTTTAGCCCACGAAAGAATGTCAGAGATACACATACATCATAACACACATAGAAAAACCAGAAAAGGCAAATAACAATCTAGGCACCGGTAAGTAACTGATGCAGTGGACTTACCGAGGTGAAACAATTGACACAATACCAGACGAGTATGAAGGCTTTGTTTACCTTATTACCAACACCACTACAGGCCAAAAATACGTAGGCAAGAAACTAGCAAAATTTAAAACCACTAAGCCACCTCTAAAAGGCAAGAAAAACAAAAGACGCGGCTACAAAGAAAGCGACTGGAGAACTTACTACGGTAGTTCAGACAGACTAAACGCAGATGTAGCTGCACTAGGCGAAGAACACTTTACAAGAGAGATACTTTATCTTTGCAAAGGCAGAGGCGAAATGTCTTACATAGAGGCAAGAGAACAATTTGATAGGCGTGTACTTGAAACAGATGAATACTACAACGGTATTATCAATGTACGAGTAGGCGGATCAGAAAAACTCAAACAGGCATTGCTAGAACATCATATACAGGCAAAACAATCCAACACATAAGGTTGGCGGGCCAGTTTACTAACACCGCTGTGGAAAAAGCTCTCGTATAGAAGCACACGTACATACTGATCGACTCCCCAGAGGGAGGAAGCCATCAAACAAATTGGGCTCACTGGTTGGTATAGATAGATTGTTGGCTGTCGAAAAACACAAACACAGTACATAAAAACTCTTTAGCAATAGGAACGAAGCGAGAGGTAGTTTACGGTGTAGCGTATATTTTAAGAATATACGGCGTAGCGTAAATGATGTCGACGTAGGTTGGGAAAGGTCAGAGCCCATTGTACTTTGTGTATAAACAATTACCTACTTCCAAGTCTCGGCTGTGGCATGACTCACATGAAGCACATTTTGAGATTAGATGGGACCGTAACAGGTTCCGTCTGACTGAAACGATCTACATGAAACTTAAACATTATGACATTCGTCATAATGCATCTATATATTATTAATTACTTCTATTAATAAACGAAGTGTTTAGTTTGAGCGATTAGCGAAAACTAATATCTACGAAGTAGATATTCATAATATGATAAATAATTTGTAGGAGTTAACAATGAACGCTAGTGATATTATCAATGAAGCACCTTTTGGATCAACTGGATTCAAAAAGATTGGAGCTAAGATAGCAGCAAAAGTTGGTGCTAAAGATACAGCCGCTAAAATGGGCGGAAATATTGATAGAGAAGATCGCACTAATCTTATATATAGAAGATGGCTCAGTACTGTTGGAAGTGCTAATATCAACAAGAACAAAGTACCACCACAAACACTTGCAAACTTTATGGCCAAGCAAGGACTTCCTACAGATGCGCTTAAGAATCAAGGTACTGATGTAGACGATAAACAGGTACAAAAGTTTATCAGTAGTGCTGTAGAAAAATCATTTGATCCGGGTGCAACGCCTGCTCCGAGTAAAGGTCAAACGCCTTCGTTTAAGACCGCACGCAATAAAAAAGCCCCACCAAAATCTAGTAAGTTTGTTACTACAGCAAAACAAGCATCTAAACTAAGTCCACAAGAAAAACAACAGCTAATACAACAACTACAAAAAACGCTACCGAATCAAAAATAAGGTAGCTGTGTTTTCTTTGTAGTTTCGAAGTTTTCTTTGGCTATTTCTGCAACCAATTCTCTTTCTTCGGATCCTAACGCAAATGCTTCGTCTAGAGTCATACCTCCGCGCATTAACCAACTCAATCTAAATGTTTCTAATTTGATGTTTTTAGATTGATTCTCCATGAGTTTTACTTCTTCGAGAATTTTTTCAAGCGGCCAGGTTAGGATCCTTATGCGAAAAAATTTGCTGAATCCAATACTACTGGCAATTCAAAAGATGTAGGTGCACCTTGTTCTTGTTGTTCAGCAGTAGTTTCTACTACAATAGGCTGCACTTCAAACTTCTTCTTTTGTAGTTCCATATGGTCCATAATAGCATTATAAAACTTTTTGTCTGCATTATTAATAAACTCTGCAATATGCATAGGATTAACTACAGCTTGATCTTCGACTTGAATTTTTTCAATACCCTGTGCAACAACGCTTACAGTGAGTGCAGTTAGTTTTGAAAAACTCTTTGAAAACATGTCTACTTTTTGTTCATCGCTTAGATTTTCATCATTTACAATACTAAAAATTCTCTGTTCTTCAAAAGTTTTAATTGCATTTTGTGTAAATGTTTTATAGTTTAGAGGTTTTAAAAATATAGTCATGTCATTAACAAAAACTTTATTTTCGTATTCTATGCTAACAAAGTTATCTAATACTCGTCTAAGATCAACGCTGTAAGTGTCTTCGATTGTTGTGTTAGGAATTGTTATTGTTAGATCCATAGTTTCACCGTAGCTGGCAATTCTAATTGCAGTAAGAACTGCGTCAAGATCTAAGCTGGGCATCCCCCAAGCATTTTTGATATTCGGCATACAACTTTGAATTACATCGACTGTTGCTTGTCCGTTAAGCAAAGCATCAGGTGTTTTCATTGAAAGTTCATCTTTTGCAGTCATAGCAAACACAGGGTATTCGCCTGTTTCTGTTTTTTCAATAGCACCCGGATCATAAAATTCGCCGTTGCTGGGCAAATTAATGTATATTTTAGGTTGTCTAAAATATTTTCCTAAAGGATTTTGATTTGTGTTTTCCACCATTTTTACTCCGCATAAATACATTATATAATAGTATGTATCTAAAGTATTTATGTACGCAGTTAACTGGTGAAAATATAAATGGTTGATGAAGTTGAAATTAAGAATGTAGGCGGTCGTGATGGTGTTGCTAGCGAAGTAACACTTCAGCGACTGGTAACTGCCCTTGAAAAATCTAAATCTTTAGATAATAAGTCAAAAAAGAATATTGAAGATCTAGCAAAGGCAAGTAAAAACACAACAAAGGCTTTTGAATCTTTTTCAGAAGAAATAGAAAAAACAACTACAATAGTCGAAGATGTTGGACAAGCACTAAAAAAGACATTTACACTTGATAACTTTGGTAAAGTTCTAGGATATGCAGCAGGCGTAACTACAAACTTTGCTAAAGAAGTAATGGACGGTAGTACCGAACTAGGTGATTTTGCGCAACATATTCCGATAGTAGGTGGCAGTCTAGGAAGATTAACAGAATATTTTCAATCTAGTTTAGATACATTTAGAGACTTATCTGATATAGGTGCAGGCTTCGGTAACGATATGCTTGCTATGCGTCAAGCTGCTGCACAGGCTGGTTTAGGATTAGATCAGTTTGCACAATTTGTAAGTGAAAACAGTACATCTATGAATTTGTTAGGAGCAACAACTAGCCAAGGTGCAGATAGATTTGGCAAACTTTCAAGAGTTTTACGAAGTCAAGAAAATGGGCTGTTGTCACTAGGCTTTACTATTGAAGGCGTTAATGACGGATTTGCAAGTTTTGTACAACTTCAAGCGATGTCAGGTAGATTGAGAGGACAAAGCGATCAACAACTTATTAAAGGTGCTCAAAACTATCTGTTAGAAATTGATAAACTTGCAAGAGTTACCGGACAAAGTAGAAAACAAATACAAGAAGAGATGAACGGTCGTATGCAAGCTGCAAACTTTAATGTATTAGCAGCTCAATTATCTGGAGAAGCTCTAGAAAACTTTACATTAAACACACAACATACATCAGCAATGCTGGGTCAAGGTTTTGCAGATGTTATGACTGATCTCGGTGACGGAGTTGCTCAAAGTGATTTTGCAAAACGATTAGCTGCAACTGTACCAGGACTTTCAGACCTAGCAGAAGCTAATGCTAGAGGAGAACTAAGTCAAGAAGAATATCAAAAGCGTATGCAACAGTTAATGCCTCAGATTACTCAGTTTGCTGACAACCTAGGTGCTGCCGGAGTAAGTTCATTAATGGGCAAAGCTGGGTTTTCAGAATTTATGGAATCTCTAGGTAATGCTAGATTATACACTCAGCGTGTTGCAGACGCATCAGAAGCGCAAGCCGAACAACTTAAAAGATCTGATGTAACAAGAGGGTTTGCTGAATTTAGTCAAAAATTATTAAATGCAAGAACTGCACTTGAAGATGCATTTATTCGCAGCGGATTAGCTAAAACTATAGGAGCAGCACTACTTAAATTTGGCGATCTATTAATTAATGTAATTAACTACTTAGGCGATTTTGCAAAGGCAATAGAAAATGACGGATTTCTTAGTGCAATAGGCGGCGTGCTAATGGACGGATTAAAAGGTATCTTTAATAATCCAGGAACAATAGCTGCCGTTGCTGGCGGTATTGCTGCATTATTTGCTGCTAAAGCAGTAACTGGAGCATTAGCAGGCGCATTTAAAACAGCAGTAACAAGTACTGTGGGCGGCGCTGCTAACAGATTATTTGGTAGAGCCGATACCCCTAGTGCCGGAGGCGGACGCAAGGGCGGCGGATTTGCTAGAGGTGCAACTAATGCAGGTAAAGGTATCGGAGGGTTTTTAGGACAACTAAGCGAAGCACTAATGAAAGGTGCTGCGGCAGGACTAAAGGCATTTACACCGCCTGTACTAAAAGGTGCAGTAATTTTAGGAGGTGTAATTACTGCAATTGGCGCAGGTATTGCCGGTGCCTCGTGGATACTTGGTAAAACATTGCCAACATTTGTAGACGGCCTAAAGAAATTTGAAGACATAGACGGTGGCGCACTAGTTGATGCTGCTAAAGGTATGGGAGCAATCAGTGCAGCAATGGCAGCGTTTGGCGCAGGAACAGCCGTTGCAGGTCTAGGCGCAATGGTTGGGGGTATTACAGGTGCTATAGGAAAACTATTTGGTGCTGACGATCCTTTAGAAAAATTAAAAGAATTTGGCGAAGCAAACATTAATGCTGCACAGGTTAAAAATAATGCAGATGCAATGGTTGCATTTAGCAAAGCAATGGCAGCAGCTGGTGGTGGAAATGCAGTCGAAGGACTTGGCACACTAGTAAGTGGAATAGCAGGTGGACTCGGAAAACTAGCAGGCGGTTCAGATACTAGTGATGTTATTGACTCTATGATTGCATTTTCTGAAAAGCAAGTAGATTCAGCTGTAGTTAAATCAAATGCAGAAGCAATGGTTGCATTTAGTAATGCAATGGCTGTTGCAGCAGGAGCAAATGCTGCTGAAGGACTTGGCACATTTGTAAGTGGCGTTCTTGGCGGTATTGGTGCGTTCTTTGGCGGTGAATCTAGTCTTGAACAATTTAAAAGATTTGGTGAAACTGATCTAGATCCAAAAGGACTTGTTGGAAAAAATGCAGAAGCAATGGGTCGATTTAGCACTGCAATGGCTAATGTGGTTTCGATGCCTGAGCAAGGAGTTTTTGAAAGTTTTAAATCAGCAATAGCAGGTCTGTTCGGCGGAGATACTGCGTTTTCTCAACTAGAAGATTTTGCAAATTTAGATATTAATAGAGAAGGTGTTAAAGCAAATGCAGAAGCTATGATGTATTTTAGCACTGCAATGTCTGATGTATCAATGATGCCTGAGCAAGGAGTTTTTGAAAGTATAAGATCCACTCTTGCAACTGTATTTGGCGGCGAAAATGCAGCAGATCAATTAAAAGCATTTGGTGCAGAAGACCTTGACCCTAAAGGATTTATAAAATCAAATGCAGAAGCTATGATGTATTTTAGTACTGCAATGTCTGATGTATCAATGATGCCGGAACAAGGAATATTTAAAAGTATAAGCACTTCTTTAGGAGCATTGTTTGGAGGCGACTCTGCAATAAAACAATTAAAAGCATTTGGTGCAGAAGATTTTGACTCTAAAGGCTTTATAAAATCAAATGCAGAAGCTATGATGTATTTTAGCACTGCAATGGCTAATGTAACAATGATGCCTGAAGCAGGAGTATTTAAAAGTATAGGATCAGCTCTTGCAGGAATATTTGGTGGCGACACAGCATTAGATCAACTAAAAACATTTGGTGAAACTAATCTAGATCCAAAAGGTATTGTAAAATCAAATGCAGAAGCTATGGTTTCGATGAGCACTGCATTTTCTAGTATAAAAAGTGTATCTGATGTTGAAATAGATAAAAATTTAGTAAACAGATTAAATCAACTATCAAGTGTAGGCGATTTATCAGGATTTGCTGCTAATATAAAACAGTTAAGCGGATTAGATGCAACATTAGGTGTAAATGCGCTAAATTCACTTGACAGTTCAGGCGTAGTACAGTATACTACAGCTATGGAGAGTCTCGTTGATGTTCTCAAAGAACTAAATCAAGAACTGACCAAAGACAATAAAGCAGGCTTTGGAACAGGTACAAATGCTGGCACTGTAGTTTCTAAGATGGATTCTATCGGCAGCGGTGGCGGCTCAGGTATGAGTCAAGATACAGCAGAAAAGTTAAATACAACACTAGCAAGTGTACTACAAGTATTAGAAGAAAGTAGAGATTACCATAAAGACACTGCAAAGGCAGTTAAAAGTGGCGATCTTCAAAGAGGTGTATAAATGAGTTGGAAGAAATATTTTACTCCAGTTGAAGCTGGAAATGGGAGTGGAGGAATCTACGGACCGTTGGGCGGACCTTCCAATGGAAGTCAACCAGGACCTGCACGATCTAACTATAGTTCATATCTTCCTGATGTATATGTAGGTACTCCTAATCGTGTTGAACGCTACGGTCAATATAACTCGATGGATCTAGATTCAGAAGTTAATGCTGCACTTGATATTCTTGCCGAATTTTGTACCCAAAAACATCCTGAAACAAATCTAAGTTTTAAAATGAATTTCAATACTAAAGCGACAGGTACCGAAATTCGTATTTTAGAACAATACCTAAAGCAGTGGAACAAACTTCAAAACTTTGAAACTAGACTATTCCGTATAATGAGAAACATTTTCAAATACGGAGATGCATTCTTTGTAAGAGATCCAGAAACTAAAAAATGGTTTCATGTTGATCCTGCAAATGTAACACGCATTATTGTAAATGAATCAGAAGGTAAAACACCTGAGCAATATGTAATTAAAGATTTTAATATCAATTTCAAAGACATGGTTGCAACAACTCCGTTTCAAACTGGCGGCTCTGGCAGCGGAAGACCAGATTCGGCATACTTTACTGGTAGCAGTAGAGGAATGGTTGGCAACTATCCTAATCAAAGCGGAAGTCGCTTCCAAGAAACTGAAGGCGAAATGTCTGTTAATGCAGAAAATGTTATTCATCTAAGTCTGTCAGAAGGATTAGACAATAACTATCCATTTGGTAATAGTTTGCTAGAAACAATTTTCAAAGTATTCAAACAAAAAGAATTACTTGAAGATGCTATTATCATTTACCGTGTACAGCGTGCACCGGAAAGAAGAGTATTCTACGTTGATGTGGGCAATATGCCATCACACCTTGCTATGCAGTTTGTGGAGCGTGTTAAAACGGAAATCCATCAGAGAAGAATCCCATCCAAGACAGGGGGCGGCACCAATGTTATAGACAGTAGTTATAACCCTCTATCAATCAACGAAGATTACTTTTTCCCACAAACTGCTGAAGGCCGCGGCAGTAAAGTTGAAACACTTCCGGGCGGTACTAACTTGGGAGAAATTGATGACTTACGATACTTTACTAATAAGCTGGTACGCGGATTGCGTATCCCAAGTTCGTACTTACCAACTGGAGCAGATGATTCAGCTTCACAATACAATGATGGCAGAGTGGGAACAGCTTATATCCAGGAGTTACGATTTAATGAATATTGTAAACGACTACAGGGGTTAGTAGCAGAAGAATTTAATCAAGAATTTAAGCGGTATCTATTAGAACAAGGAGTAAACATTGATACAGCAATGTTTGACTTGTCTTTTCAGCCTCCACAAAACTTTGCTGCATATAGACAAAGTGAAGTTGATAATGCTAGAATTCCTACCTTCCAAACTATGAGTGCAATTCCATTTATAAGCAATAGATTTGCAATGAGTCGTTTCTTAGGGTTAACTGACACAGAGATTGCAGAAAACGAGCGTCTATGGCGTGAAGAAAATGAAGAAAATCTTGAACAGCCAGAAACTGATAGTGCAGGAGAAATGCGCGGAGCAGGTATTAGCAGTGCAGGAATTGAAGGCGATTTAGAAGGCGGTGAAGAAGAACTTCCAGGTGAAGAAGGAGCTATAGACGGCGGCGAAGGATCTGGTCCTGATTCAGTAACTGGAGATGATACAACTTCACCTCCGCCACAAACTGACCAAACGGTATAAATACATTATGATATTGCGTGAACTATATTACTTTGATAAAGAAACTTTAGAGCCGACAGAGGACAAATCCTATGATCCGGCAGCAGATCAGTCGTCGGTGGAATATGACGATACACGTAAAACACGACTAACACTATCACAAATCAATAAAATTAGAAAAGCTGGCGACTTTCATAATGAAGAAAAATTAAAAGAACTTGATTTTATTCGTCAAATGTACGGCATTTCTGCCAATGCTGAAGCAGCAATCTAAATAAATTCTATATATACATTATGTCTATTGCGTTTGTAATTGGAAACGGTACAAGCAGGTCTTCTATTAATCTAGAAGATCTAAAATTTCACGGAACAGTTTATGCTTGTAATGCAGTATATAGAGACTTTACACCTGATTATCTTATTGCAGTAGATCCTAAAATGGTAGTAGAAATATGTTCTACTAACTATCAAATGCATAACAAGGTATGGACTAATCCGAATAGACGATTTAAAGAATTTAAAAAATTAAACTATTTCGAACCTAGTAAAGGTTGGAGTAGTGGACCTACTGCGCTATGGTTAGCAAGTCAACACAAGCACGAAACTATATATATTTTAGGGTTTGATTATAAAGGTCTAGAAGACGGACAAAAAGTCAACAATATATTCTCAGGAACTAAAAACTATAAAGCAAAAGATGCAAGTGCTACATACTACGGAAACTGGGTAAGACAAACTAGATCTGTTATAACAGAACACAAAAAAATTTCCTACAAAAGGGTAATATTGCCTGATAATTACGAACCTCAAGAACTAAATAATAGCAACTACAATATAACTTTTATAGAAGATTTTAAGAAAAATCTCGACATTTCCTAGTAGTCTAATCAAAACGGCTCGTTTTGAGCCTATTTTCGCATACTTTTTTCATTCTCTGTTAAATACAATTGACAGCCTTACCATAGGTACAACATTTATTAGGAGATAAAAATGGCGAGTAACAAATTCGAAGAAATGCTCGAAAAACTTGTTAATGAAGACAAGGCCGGAGCAGAAGAATTATTCCACGAGATTGTGGTTGAAAAATCAAGAGACATTTATGCATCATTACTAGAAGATGATGAAGAAGTTGACGAAGCTACTGACGAAGAAGTAGATGAGTCAGACGACGAAGATCTAGACGAATCAGATGATGACGACCTAGATGAGTCAGACGACGAAGATCTAGACGAAGCTGCTGACGAAGAAGTAGATGAGTCAGACGAAGAACTAGACGAATTTATGGATCAGCCAGTTGCAATGGAATCAGACCCAACTGACGATTTAGAAGCAAAGCTAGGCGACATGGGCGACGACGAAGAAGGCGACGACATGGGCGGCGAAGAACCAGAAGGTGCAGAAGCAGCACTTGATGATCTAGAAGCAGCACTAGACGCACTTAAAGATGAATTTGCAGCTATGATGGGCGGCACCGACGACGAAGGCGACGACGAAGAAGGTGAAGAAGAACCAGAAATGGATATGCCAGGCGAAGAAGAGCCAGAAGAAGCATTTGCGTTCGAAGCAGATGATGAAGAAGTTGAAGAAACTGAAAAGTCAGCAACTGAGCAAATGCGTGAATACGTAGAAAAAGTTGCAGGCGGTGGCTTAGACGCACAAGGTAGTGCTAAAATGGGCGACAATGGTGCAAACACTAAGTCAATCGTAGCAGGCAAGAATGATATGGGCGGTACAGCATCTAACCTAAACCAAGGTAAAGATAACGAAGCTGGCGACCATGCAGGACTTGGCGACATGAACGCAAAAGAAGATAACGCAGGGAATGTAAATGTTCCAGGCGGTAAGGCTTCAAAGGCTCAAAAAACAGAGCCAGGTCATGGCGCTGAGAAAAAGGGCAAAGCACCGGAAGCATCCGGTCAAGACAGTCCTTTAAACGGTGAAAGCCGCAGAGCGAAGTAAGGACTGATAGATGATTAACTTACGAGAGCACTTGACATTCGATGCTGCTAGAATTGTAGTTGAGAGCGCCAACGAAGGAAAAGACTTGTATATGAAAGGTATTTGTATACAAGGCGGAGTACGCAACGCTAACCAGCGTGTGTATCCTGTAAATGAAATTGGCAGGGCTGTCAAAACTCTCAATGATCAAATTAGTGGAGGATATAGTGTTCTCGGAGAAGTTGATCATCCAGATGGACTTAATATTAACCTTGACCGTGTAAGTCACATGATTACAAAAATGTGGATGGAAGATAATAACGGTTACGGTACTTTGAAAATTTTACCAACCCCTATGGGACAGTTAGTTAAAACGATGCTTGAAGCAGGCGTTAAACTAGGTGTCTCCTCTAGGGGCTCTGGTAATGTATCAGAAGATGGATCCGGTAATGTATCGGATTTTGAAATAATTACAGTAGACTGCGTGGCGCAACCAAGTGCGCCAGGCGCTTACCCAACACCAATCTACGAGCATTTAATGAATGCCCGTGGCGGATACAAGGCATACGAATTAGCACAGGCAACAAAACACGACGACAAGGCACAAAAAT